GCTTCCTTTACCTGTTTGTAAAAGCCGCTCTCCTTCTTCACGGCTATCGTTATCTTCTGGGGTGATGTCGATTGTGACTGGGGCATAACTCTCCTTTATCTCTTTCAATGCTTTCATAACTTCTTCCTTAGACATACTGTCTATGCTCCCGGTTCGTATCTCTGATTTATTCACGTATATATCACCCTGCGCCATGCCACGACGAAACTCTGCCTGCACCGCTGCGGAGTAGGCCCCATTTGCCAGAGCCTCGTCCCGTATCTTTTGTAAATCTCTAATGTGACGATGAAAGGTAATACCATACTTCTCATCCAAAGCACGCCGATATTCTTTGATCGCATGAACAACATGGGGCGATACATTTGGGTTCGTTAACTCATACGCACGTGTGTGTGCACTCGATACACCGTACCCTGCATTCTCTGCTGCCTCTCTCATGGTTATCTGGCCATCCTTGCTGACCAGTTCGCGGACAAACAGCTCCTGTTTTCGTGTCAATGGTGTGTGAATAGTCGCGGGTTTTCGACCGCGTGTCTCGTAGCGTATACCCGCTTTTCCTAGTTTTTTCTTCGTCATTCTCGGCCCTCGGATAAGTGAACAATAAACAGGCATAATATGCACGGTTTTTAGGCAGTTAACAAGAATCTTTTTTTGCACAAATAATAGGCAATGTTTCACGTGAAACATTCATACGATTTTTTATGTAATTATTCGTGAAAAACATGGCCCATGCAAGCGCAGCACAGCACCGCGGCGTCCGCTCCTGGACCGATCAAATCGGCGATTTTTTACCTTAAACTGACCCGATAACCGGGGGACCCTGGGCGTATATACTAGACTCCAGGACCTGGAAACACGTTTCCCGGTGCATGATCTAAAGAGCTGCGGTTTTCCCTGGACCGGGCGCCTTGGACCTGGGGCAGCTGCGGCGCGTAAAGGGGCAGCTGCTGCGCGTAAACTGATCCTAAAATACTGATCCAGGTTTCATTTCCTGCGCGTAATTATTAAAAGTTTAGCTGCGCTTTTTGCCTGGACCGGGTGAAAGTTTAGCTGCGCTTTTCCCTGGTCCTGGTGCAAAGTTTCGGGGTTTTCTGTCCAGGATCCGCGCGACCTGGTACGTTTGGAGCTGCTCGAGGGCCTCGGCCCTGGGCGTGTTTAACTGTTAAAAAGTCAAAAAAAAGGCCCGAATAAACGGGCCTGATTTATTAAAAGTTTAACCTGGTTTATGTGTGCGTGTAACCATCGTCTTCGATTACCAGGTATTGATTCCGCGCTTTAATAACTATTGCAGCCTCTTCACCTAGTATTGAATTTCTAGAGTCTATAAACTCCCCGAGCGTACCAGGAAAAGAACCCTTTTTAGATTCCTCCTGAAATAACTCTAAAAGTTTTTCTAGTTGTTTTGTGCTCGGGTTTTTCATCGTGCAGGCTGCCTTCCAATATTTAGATTGCAAAGAATATATTCTCCGTTCTTAATCTTAGTTTCGGTTTCTTGCGTGGTTTCATTTAAAAACATTCTTCTATATTTGGAAGTAGTTTTGGAAAAATTCCAGTGTATTTTGTCCAGGTAAGTTTTCCCGTCTGGCGCCTGGTAAACTATGCGGTGTTTATAACTTTGAAAAGTTCGGCTGCCGTCTTTGGTCCTGATCTCATACTGGTTAAGACCTGCATTGACCTTTGCAACCCAGGGAAGATTTAAGGCCTCTTCAGGTGTTGCAGCAGCTGCGGCAGGTACTTGCACACTTAAAGATATATCACCGGGTTTATTGCTGCTTAAAATAGCGTCTTCAACCTGGCCTTTTGCAGCTGATTGCGATGAGTCCAAAAACTCTTCCAGGTTTTCTTCCAGGTTCTTCTTGTACCTGGTCGGCAGTCCCCATTTTCTTTTGTTTAATTCCTGGTCTACCTTCGATTGATCGCCCCGAGGGTTAAGAATTAGAGTTGTTTTGCCGTCTACGCCTACAACCTGCACAAAAGGATCTTTAATAAGCTTTAAATAACCCTTGTCTTCGTTGCCTGGTTTATCCCAGTAATGATGCAAAGTTTTTTCCCAGGTATAGAGTCCATGCAAGTTTCTGCCATTATAAATAACAACTGTCTTTATATGGTCCGCTGTGTATCTCCTGGAAGATTTGCAGCGCGATATAATATGATCCGTAATAGCTGAGATCGAGGGCAGGACGGGAAGCAAGTGATGCCC